AGCGTTTTGGCCAGAAAGCTCGGAAGGACCGCCGAAGGAGTGGATGGCGTTGGGAAGAGCGTCAATGGCGTCAGTGTAGTTGAAGGGTTGGGCTCCAAGAACGCTGAAAAGGTTGCCACCGCAAAGAAGGGATGAGCAGTAATCAACGTTTTGATCGGGTTGGACGACCCAGATAAGCTCCTTCACGGGGTGGTTGAAGTTGAGCTTGATCTTGTTACTTGATGAACCAACGGACTCATCACCAGTGAATTGAAGCTGGGTGATGAGGTACTCGTGGGGGTTCTGGGCGAAACGACGACGCTCATCAGTGTCAAGGAACACATAGTCAACGTAAAGGGAAGCAGCAACAAGGGATTGGTTGTAAGCGATGGTGGCGCTCACGGGGGTGCTGACTGAATATTGGTTGGCGTTTTGGTTGGCGTAAGGACCAGCAGAGTTGCCGCTGGTGGCATAGAGACCGGTTGCGGCGTTAAGAGCGCCGGGGGCGGCGTAACGAGTGGTGTTGCAGCTGAGGGTTGTGACGGCCCAGAGGCACTCGTCAATAGGGCGGATGTCAAGGTTAATCTTGACCTCGTGGTATTGGAGGGCGATCAAAGGAAGGGCGAGACCAGGGTTTGTGCAGAACCAGAATTGGAGGGGGATGTAAAGAGTTGTCTCAGGAAGAGCATTGCGGGGAGCACACACTTGACGAGGAGCGTTGGAGTCGCAAGGACCGTCAACGTCAGCGAAAGAGGGATCGGTGATGAAGGTAAGTTGAGTGGTGTTACCAATCATCTTGAAGTATCCGCGTTGTTGCTCGGAAGTCATTGTGAGCTGGTTCCAGATGTGCATCCAATCACCATATTGGCGATCAATGCGTTGGCCACCAATCTCAACCTCAACTTGAGCGATGAGTTGCTCACCGGGGTAATCTAACCAACGAGCGTACACGGCGTTGTTACCGGAGGTAACGTTGGCGGCGCTGCCCATAAGTTGGTTGATCTCGGGAAGAGTTACCTGAAGATATGTGCGGTAAGCAAGATCACCATTTCTGCTGATAATGCATGTTACACGGCGACCGAAATCGGCTTGGCCGTTGAAAGTTTGCTCAATAGACTCAATAGCAAAGTTTGTGTAACGTCTGTATGTGACTTTCCAAAAAGTAATTTGAGGGTTACCTGTAAGGTAAACATCCTGAGCGCCATAAGCGACGAGTTGCATAAGACCACCTCCCATAGTTATAATATTGCTAAAGAAAAAAATTTTGAAAAATATAATTTAATTAAATTTTTAATTCAATTAGATAATACGCTACAGTTTTATGTTAAAATTTTATTTACGTCAAAATTGCCCTTCATGAATGAAAGTAAATATGTGTCCAATAAAATTTCTTTTTTTCCCTCGTGATTTTTTGTAAAGATATAAGATTCTTTTCTTTTCTTAATACTCCACCCATCGTTGATGGCATTGAACAAAAAAAGCATTTTTTGAAATTTTATATTTTCAATTCTAATATCATAGTTTGGGCCTCCGGCGCTTTCAATATTTACCTTTAATTCTATTTGATTTGTTTCACTCATTTTATTTAATTTATAGAAAAGTAAAATACAGTTTTAACTTGCAACTTGAAAGAATGAATTTATATTTATATATTTTCAACTAATAATCTATTAAATAAAAAATGTAAATTAATAATAGATTACTTGATGCCATCGTTTAAGCCAAAAACTGTAAAAAAAATTAAACTTAACAAGAAAAACTCAACAACGCTAGATGGCAAGCACAAAGAATTCGTCAATGAATTTAATAAAGACGAAAATGATAAAATTCCTTTATTGAAAAAAGAAAAAATAGAAATTAAAAGCATCCTTGAAAAAAATGCCGTTGAAAATACATTAACGATTGAACAGGTAATGGATTATCGCGATAAACTGGAAGAAATAACAAATGAAATTAAACAACTAAAATCTAAAAAAATAGACTATTTTTTGGATAATTCTAAATACATCTTTGATTATTTTGAAAACAAAAAAGATATATCCATCGGAAACACAACAACAAGCAAAAATAAAATGCTAGAGTCTTTTTTTAAAATGAAACCCCAAGACAATTCTAGTGTTATAGAGAGAAAAAACAATAATATTTTTCAAAAATACCTAAATAATATTGATGAATCGTTCCTTGATATCAATGCGTTTTTGAGACCAACTGATGTATGTCAAACTTGTTTTAAGGGAGAATTAATACCAATGGATGATGAAGGCGTTTTAATTTGTAATGCGTGTTTCAAAAATTTTCAATATTTAATTGAAAATGAAAAACCATCTTACAAAGAACCTCCAAAAGAAGTGTGTTTTTATGCGTATAAGAAGATTAACCACTTCAAAGAGATTTTGGCGCAATTTCAAGGAAAGGAAACTACGCAAATACCTCCAGAAGTTATTGATAATCTTAAACACCAGATTAAAAAGGAACGCATTGAATACTCAAAGCTTACTTATTATAAAACCAAAGAAATACTCAAGAAACTCGGTTATAATAAATATTATGAACACATCAATTTTATCAAGGACAAATTGGGAATTAAACCACCCATTATCTCTCAAGAGTTGGAAGAAACTTTGTGTAATTTCTTTATGGAAATTCAATATCCATATGCAAAACACTGCCCTGATTATCGCGTTAATTTTTTACATTATTATTACGTGCTTTATAAGTTGTTTGAATTGCTGGATGAAACACAGTATCTTCCAGAAATTCCAATGTTGAAGGATAGGGAGAAGTTGATTGAACAAGACACCATTTGGAAAAAGATTTGTGAGGAGTTGGACTGGGAATTTATTGCCACTATCTAACTCCATTTTAACGGCTTCCGTGTTTTCTTGATTTTTTGTTTCTTCTTGTTTTTTTTGTCTTTCTTGTTCTTCTTTTTCCACCGTGACCAAGGTTTCCAAATGAACCAACATCGTCGCCTTGTTGACCAGGAACTATATTGTCATTGTTCATAGAATCTTCGCCCTCTGTATTAAATGAACCTGAATCGGCATCATCAAATTGCTGAGTTAAATTTAATCCTTGAAAACCAGATGCAGAATCACCTGTTGTATAACCTGATTCAGAGTTTCTAGGGCTTACCGCAAGATCGCTTAAATGCATTGATCCAGGTGTGTCCACATCAATAAAGTTTGGTGAACCTTGTTGTTGAATTGGTGAACCAGGAGGAGTTAACATTCCCGCGCCACCTCTTTTATTTATTTTTCTATTCTTTCTTGTATTTCTTCTACGCATCTTCAGAGTTTTTCTGCTTTTTGTTCGCACCATATAAAATAATATGATATAATTAAATTATCATATTATTAGGTTACAATTTATTAGGTGGGGTTACAATTTATTAGGTGGGGTTACAATTTATTAGGTGGGGTTACAATTTATTAGGTGGGGTTACAATTTATTAGGTGGGGTTACAATTTAAAGCCCGCCTGGGAAGCCCACTAGATTGGCACCAATGCCAAAGCCGGCGCCAGAACGAGTTGTCACTCCGATGCTAGGGACGTATGTATCCAAAATGCTAAATGTGGCGGCGGCAGTTAAGGCGAGCAAAATGATCTCCTCAATGTTTAATGAACGTTTAGGGATGGCATATGCAGCAATAGCGACCATTAAACCTTCCACTAAATACTTAATGACTCTTTTGACAAGCTCAGCGATATCAAACATCTATATTAAATAATAAGAAAAAAATATATTGCGCGATAAAAAACTTAAAATAAAAACTACTAAATAATAAAATGGGTAATCATTCAAAAGAATCTTGCGGCTTTGAGAAAAAGTTGACAGAATCGGGTTCAATTAATCCTAAATATGTTGATGTGTTGGATGAAGATAAGCTAATTGCTGGGCAAAAATTTGTATGCATTTCTTTTATTTCCCCCGAAAAAATTGTTAAAATGAAAGAGTTGTTTTTCTTTGAGGAATTCCTAAAGAAGTGGGAATTTTCCAAGAGTATGGAAAAGTTTATGCAATTTCTAAATTTTGTTAGTTATAAATACAAATTGTCATTTGACGAGGTTTCAAAGGATTACAAGGAGTTTTTAAATGAGGAACAAGATTTATTGGTAAAGGGTAATATGGAAGATGATTATAAGACTTTCTTGGATCAAAATGAGGAGGAACTTGAAAATGCATTTAACGTGAAGCATAATTTCCAAACTTCTACACGTGGAATTAAGATTAGAGGCGCTTACCCCACCATGGAGGAGGCGGAATTGAGATGCAAAATGTTGAGGGAAGTTGACCCAAATCATGACGTATTTGTTGGTCCGGTGGGAATGTGGATGCCATGGGATCCTGAAGCATACAAGACTGGACGAGTTGAATATATGGAGGATGAGCTTAATCAGTTAATGCACGAGAAGAATAAGAATGAGAATTTTGCCAAGTCTGCTTTTGATCAACGAGTCAAAGAAACAAAAAAGAAGGCTATTGAGGAAAATATTAAAACTGCCGAAAAGACGGGTGCATCCCTTACTCAAAACATTGATGAGGACGGCAATTTGATTGGTGTAAGTGGTATCAACACTCAAGAGCGGGCATTGAAGGACCAGGAGACCATTTCTGCTGCTGACATTCGTGCCGAGTTGTTTGAGGGTGAGAACATTGTTATTGGCAAGACTGACAACGGTCAGAGCGAGCTGCTTAGCGGGCCTTTTGTGATTAAGGAAAAGGATGAATAATGTGATGCTCGGTTGAAAATACCAAATCTAATTCACACAATACGAAAATCTTGGAAATCTTGGAAAATATAAAAAAATAATTATATTATTAATAAAAATAATATAATGAGAAAAAAATTATATTAAAAAATATTGTCGTTTGTTTGCATAACATTTGTTTCATCTTTTGCCGCCATTATATATTTATACTTATCTGTGGTTATATATTTTTCAAAATACTCCCTAATTTCATCAGAACTTTGAAAATCAATTTCATCATTAATCTCAAATAGTTTATTACATAGTAATCTCGTTCTTAACCCAAAATTGGCGTTGTATTTATACCACTCCTCTTTTAATAATTTAGATTTAAAAAAACTAGAAAAAAATACTAAAAATCTAGAATCGCTAGTTTTTGTCATATATGAGCTGTGTATATAAAACCCTACAATTTGAAATATATAATTTGAAACTATCAATGAATATAAACTGTCATCTTTATTGTTGAATTCGTTTAATGAATCGCGGTTGTATTTATTTTCGTTAGGTTTTTGCCAAGAATAAAAGAAAGAATTAATTAAATTAGGACATTTGTTCCTATACTTTTCTAAAATGTCCAATGTTTGGATAAACGTGTCTTTTATTGATTGAATGGTTTGTCTTGTTGTACTATCTTCATTGTTTAATTTAAATATTAAAAATGTTACATAAATTCCAATACCAATAACGAAATGACTTGCAATTGGTAGTCTTGTAACAAATCTATCCAATAATGAAGATTTTTTATAAAACGTTGATATGTATATTAATATTAATAATACACAAAAAGTACAAATAACAATAAAAAAACTGTCGTACATAATTTTTACTATATATATAATAATAAAAAAAATATAGCGTAAATTTAATTAATCGTTTTACCACTTCGTCTTTTTTACGCTAATTTTAGGACCCGCTCCACGTTTTTTGGCATTATTTGGGTCATATTTCTCATCTTCTTCATCCGAATTAATGTCTTTGCTGAGTTCCCAGAACTCTTTTGACCCTAATTTGAAGTCATTGTGCGAGTCGGCCTTATACCAAAACACTTGTTCATGCAATTTATTGGATTTTGCATTATTATTTATTACTAAGCACTCATAATTTTCAGTGCATTGATCCATGACCTGACAAAAAGACTCAAAAGTTGGAAACATTCCTGCATAATTCTCATAAATGCGTTTTCTATTTGCGATGTATGGTTCTCTCAAAATAAAAACATAATCTATGTTGGTTCTCAGTGTGGGAGGAATGCCTAAAGGATATTGCATTGTGATGATAAGCATGATCTTCCAATGTCTTCCGTTCATGAAAAGAAGACGCATCATTTTATCACGAGTCCACGTGCCGTCATAAAGACAGTCATCAAGAATCACAAAAGCTCGCGGATCAATTGTGCTACGTTTAAATGCCTCCATTTCCTTTTTAATCTGCTTTAAAACTGATTTTTGTCGC